CGCACGATCAGCAAATTGCACATTCGGAGCGCTTTCAGGCAACTCTCGAATACTAAGAGACCAAGTGGTCATCTTAGAAAGTACTTCACTGATTGGCGATTTCATGATTGGAATTGTACTGCTAGATTTGACAGCACCCACAGGTGCTGCCTTATCATCAGTTGATTCAGATTCGTTAGTTCTATCTTCAGTAAAATCATTCATAGATTAACCTCCAATAGGCCTTGACATCGCGCTAATCTCTGCTTGTTTATCTTTAGAGAAAAGATTTTGAGCAGACACGCGAACCTCAGCAGTTAAAGCTTCGAATAACCATTCTAAATCGTTAGGGTTATATTGTTGGGAAATTTCAAGTAACATACGAGAAATCATCCATGAAAGTACCGCAGTATTTTCATTATTGAATGTTCTTCGCCCGTACACATAAAAGATCCCTTCACGGCGCATTAAATTGCGTGTTAAATTCTCGACAGCTCTGCTCTCAAAGATAGGTCGCATGAGCTCATAGAATTCGTGCCACAATAAACGTTCTAACGTATAGGCTGGAATGTCGTAATCTTTGCTTGAAAACTCGTCAAATACAGCTTTCAAAGCAGTCATTCGCTGTGATAAATAATCAGGAAGAAAGAAATTCTTCGCGAGAAATTTATCAGTATAGTAAGATTCTAACCCTATTTCCATTAGATTTACTCTAAACGTCATAGGCTCAGGCCGGTTTACATCCTCATCTGACGGATATATGTTGGCCTTCATGTCGCGAGTCGAGGAAAAATCAACCTCTGTTACATTACCACTACTTACGTAATTTGTGTCAAAGAAGGGTGATGCAGTCTGATTCTTCAGTTCAAACCATGATTCAGCACTTTGGTCAGGTAGTTTACCAAAAGTCAATACGTTTCGAACTGTATCAGTTTCGAATGATAAGTCGTCTACTTGAGTAACAAAATCCGCAGAGTGCGGAACGTAGACAGCAGGATCATACGACACGTTAAATCTGTAGCGATACTTCGATGAGATACGCCCATTGACGCCACCGTCGTAAACGATTTCATAGTAGTTACACATACTCATACAAGCGAACCTAATCCATCTTTCGTCAAGGTCTAAACCTACGACAAGAGGCGGGTCAGTATCATTACTCGCAAAATCAATAGCATTTGATGCAATTTTATGTATCATAGCATCGATTTTATGAGGTGGAAATGCGTTTGAGACTGTTTTGATTACATCGAGCCCATCGTCTGCAGGCCTGTATGAATAGTAATCATCATTCTTGGAATCATGGATTTCCCATAAATCCGTCTCAAATTGCACATCTTGTCGTAAACGATAAAATATGCTAATCATACGCATTCGCTTATCAGTTGGTTGCTGATACCTTACAATTTCTAAACAACCTGCTACATCCTCGATGTTTTCGAGTTTGTAACGAGCGTCAGCATTAGCAAAATATTCTTCCAACTGTTTTGCGTCGTCAGTAATATTAACCGACTCTTCAAAATCAGGAAGTGTACCGAACTCGTTTCCAGCCGCGGCTTCTAAACCCCATTCAATAAAATTGTAAATACCCATTAAATTATTAAATGGTTGATTATTATGCAATCTTTCTGTTAACACTGATTTAACATCTAACGCATGGCCAATTGTATCAACAACTCGTTTAATAGAGTTAGATATTGATAGTTCATGAACCATATGGCGTTTAAATTCAATTAGCCAATGTTTAACAGGAGAGAACAAATCAGAGTTTCTTTTCCCTTTCGCTTCAATAACCGGCATTTCTTGAATACGACTTAATAATCGCGTTTTAAGAAAGTCAGCTTGTAGCTCGTACTTTGTGGGACAAAGCTCTTTGTAAGCTTCAAGTTCAACATAATTTTCATTAACTCCTTTTAACATCGCGAATGTACCGAAACAGTTAATTAAAATTTGTCTAGCGAAAACTTCATCACTCCCAGTAAAACCCGCAGATTTGTACGTTGAGTGGAAGCAATCCAAGAACCAGTCACTACCAATGATTGGTACTTCAGAACCTTGATACTTAGTAGATGAAGCAGTGTCAGGACGTTGCACTGTCGCGCGAATAAAATTATCAATCAAGTCTTTTCGAGTCAAGACTTCAAAAAGCTTGTTAATTCTTTGCGCTTTCTGCCAGGCCTCTTCACGTTGTTTACGTGAATTCGAGCTGGCATCATAATCAGCACTCCACCACTTAACAGCAGCTTCCGCCAGATTTTCTTGGCGTCTGTTCTTGTCATCCTCGAACACGATCGTTCCACGAAGCTCGTTGAACCTTCTGTCGATGATAACTTTCATTTCTTTGGGTCGATCGAATCGAACACCATCCGCATTTCTTACGAAATAGTCCATTAATTACTCCTATTTGCTTCTTTTATTAGTTTTAGATCTACTACCATTGCTGCCAATAATTTCAGATCTAAATTTCACGTTTGACATGTCATAAACTCCGGCTACGTTACCACTTTTAGGATTTAACCTATTAACAGTAACATCAGGACTAGAAATGTCTCTTCTATTTTGCACAACTTGATCTACGATATTCGCAGTGTTGTATACACCTGGACGTACAGCTTGATCGTCAGTCACATGTTTAGCAACTTCTGTTAAAGCGATAACGGATCCACTAGGCGTAGTCCACCTTCTATTCGTTTGACCAATATTGTGGTTCTCAACACTTAAGTGTTTAGGGATATCTCTACCAGTACAAACCATACCCGGCTCGCCATTTTCAGGTCGCCAGTGTACAGAAACACTAGTTGTCGCTCCACTTAGCTCATCTAACCACAAAGCTAGAGCATCGAGCTCAACAGTCCTTGGGTTTAACGTGATTACAAACAAAGTACCAGTTTGTAAACCAATAGCAGATAGCTCAGTGAATCTCCTCAGTACGCTACGTGACAAACCGCCACGACCAACGTTTTGAGTATCGAATAGAAAATCCCGGAAAGAATCAATCACAACAAAACCATAATTGCTCAAATCATGTGTCATTTGTTGACATAAAGCAAACATAGTATTCATCATTGGATGTGATTCCGGTTCACGAAATACAATTGGTGAATAGTCCAATCCTTTCACCTTGGAGGATGCTAGCGCTTGATTGATAAAGTAGCTTTTACCACCCCCAGAAGCAGCCACAACAACGTGACAGCCAATGGATGCGCTGAAGTTTCCAAATTGTAATCGTAACCCCTTGTTCCTCTGGTATTGATCAGTGATAATCTCACCAGATTGCAGTGAATATGAATGAAAACCAAAGTCACCTTGTTCATTCATTAAATATTTCAAAGCCGCTAACGGATCTTTGTCTCCGCCAGACGCAAGATTTGCAATATTTTGAATGTTAACAGCGACGTCGTTTTCTCCGTCCATTAAATCTCTCGCAGCAACTACTTTACCATCTTTGAAAATAGCTGAGCTAAAGTGATCTCTACTGCTCATATACAGCATTCTTTTCTCCTTATGTGCTTTTCTCACATAGCAACATGTTCCATAAGAGGTGTGAGCCTCTCACTTTCAAGACTAACATAGAACTCATCATAAAGTGAAGGGGTGATCTCGTCCACATCAATTTTATAATGGATTGAATCAGTGTTGTCTAGAAAGATTAAATCCTGCAGATTTTGAGGATCTGCACCCAAAGCGTTTGCTTCTTGCATATCTCCTTTTGTGATCTTCATAGCACTCCATGTGTCAAAGCTAACACCGTATGCGTGTTTAAAAGCCTCATTATGGAGTAACCTGTAATCAGAAAAGAGAGGATGACGAGAATACTCTTCAAGTGTCATTTGCCATGAATACTTAAAGAAACGCCGCGTTCTGTGTCTAATAGACCTTTCTGGCACCCATTTCTTGACTATCATGTTGTTAATATCATTAACAGCAATCAAGCGCGCCTTATCACTTTCTTTCCAAAATTGAAAACCTAAAAAGGTGACCAAATTTTCGGATTGAACATCAAAAGGCGGACAGGGATCTGGACGCTTAACAAGATCTAGAAACTTATCGTAATCGGTACGATGTCTAAAGCAGACTACCGCATCGTCACCAGCATTCTTAATCGCGAATGAAGGATGTTTTCCTTTCAAAATATTATCTAGATCGGATAAATTAAAAGGAATGACTTTGCGAACTAAGTAAAGTTCAACAGCGCAGCCAACGATTTTAGCAACCTCGGATGTAAGACCCCAACCGGATGGGTTACCAAAGAAGTTCGCGTTATTGAATTTACCTAAATCACCGATTAATCTGTGGCCCTTTTGACCAGGATAGTCATTTCGCGTGAAAACCGGATGGTGAGGAAACAATTTAAGAATATTCTTGATATCCGGAGATATACAATCAAAATTCTCAAAAATGGCATTAATCATAGCTGGAGTAACAGAGTATTCAAATCTACCGATATCCAGACCAACGACATATGGCCAATTGTTAACATCACGTTCCAAATTCTC